GCTGTGCCTGATGTTCCAACGGCATACGTTGCATTAACACCTATTTCTGCAGCGGTATAAAATTTGATTGCCGTTCCGCCGCCGCCTCCACCACCTGATGCCGTTCCTGATCCTCCGTCTGAGTCCGCTCCGCCACCGCCTCCACCGCCCCCAGTTACATATATTTGGGCGAAAAGACAATTCGCATCCGTTGTAAATGTTCCAGTACCAGTAGTATAAGTTGTTATTTTAACCGCACTCACTCTGGCAGAAACATCTCCAGAATAACCTGAAATACCCGAGTAACCTGAGATACCGGAATATCCTGATTCGCCTGAGTAACCTGAAGTGCCTGAAGTGCCTGAAGTGCCTGAAGTGCCTGAAAACCCAGAAAAACCTAAACCCGAAAATCCAGAATAACCAGATTGACCAGTAAATGTAGAACCTAAAAGAGAACTAAGTGTTGCCATTTTTTTATCCGTTAATTTTTCTATTTATGTCATAAGTGTTTTAACACTTCAGAAGGATTCACGAAGCAATCGGCTCTATATGGAATCATTTCCCAAGTTACAAATTGATTTTGTAAAAAATAACTCTCGTCTTTGAAAAGATTGATATTTTCCTTATGCCCAAATATGTACGGATTTGACTGTCCCCAAAGTACAATTCCGGGAACGCCAACATCCCAACAAAAATGTTGAAAAAAACTATCTACTGAAATCCATCTTCTAGATTCTAAAATCAACTCTTTTAAGTCATTTAATTTTAAATTTTTGCGAAAATCGTCTACAAGTTGTTCTTCTCCATCAACACCAACTTGTATAATATGTTCATCGACCATCGACACAAGTTCTTTCCAATATGGATAATTTTTAGGGTTTTTATTTCCGTTTCTCAACATCTTAGCAAAAGGAGCGATGATTATCATTTGTCAAGACCATATAGTTTTCTGAATGCATTTTCAAGAGTGTCATTCCATTTCCAATCAATCATCTTCTTATAAACATTATAACAGTCAATATCTCCAAACAAATCTTTTGCCTCTTGAATACTTCGACCTGGTATTATGTCCGGATAACAAGAGAAAACGACAGGATTTTTTAAATACGGTAAAACGTGTTTAAAAACTACATGGTCGCCCATTCCACAATCTAAAACAACAACTGTTTGGTCTTCAAATAACAAATGATTTCTAAAAATTCTATCGTCATTATCAAACATCTCTTTGTTTACTGTTCTGACACCACCAACAGAATTTTTCAAATGCCAAGTAATTGTATCAGGAACGACAAGTATCTTATATCCTTTTTGTTTCAATCCATAAGTGAATAAAGTTTCTTCGCGGAAAGCGGCTCTAGATAGACTTAAATTGTAATCATATACTCCTGCACGATATAAAAATGAACAATGAAGGTGGTCAACCTCTTTAATTTCTTTTATGTAATCCCATTGAATACTTTGTTCTTGAATATCTTCTATTCGTCCTGTAGATTGAAGACCTTTTATAAAAGGTGGTGTTAAAACGGATCCGCCAACAGCGCCTAATTCTTGACTAATATACGAACAAAGATTTTCTAATACGTTTGGTTCTGCAACAGTATCGTCATCTATTCTCCAAACCCAATCGAAACCCATTGTATTTGCAATTTGGTGATTATAGTGTTGTCCTTTTTTTTGTCCGAAAATGACTTGCCAAGTTATATTCTTTTCATACAGCATATGAAACAAATAAGAATATAATTTGTTTTCTCGCAAATCTAATGGTTCATCATTATCATCAAATATCACCAAATGGTCTGGTTTTTTAGTTTGAGTAATAACAGATTGTATTGCCATTGACAAGGTAGAATCATATCTGCCTCTAGTAGATATGGAACATAAAATTTTAGGAATCATATTTGCATAACATCAAATTAATCAAAGCATCTTCAGGTTCTTTCAATAAATGGCCATGTTCATTAATGTATTCAAAATCGAAGTCTTTAAACATTGATTCGTCTAAATTGTGTAACTTGTGATGTGGACCCCAAAATCCTACAGGCTCTTTTCTCGGAACAGTAATCAAAAGTCTTTTGCAATGTTTTTTTAATCGTTCAACCAATTCCAACCCATTATCTAAATGTTCGATAACTTCAAAAGCAATAATCGTATCATATTGTTCAAGTTCATATTTGTTAATGTCTGCATATACAAACTTAGAATTGTTTGACCAATTTTCTTGTTTTGCAACTTCTATAATCGTTTCGTCATAATCTAAACCTGTATAATCTATATCATTTGTTAAAAATTGAATGCCATAACCAGTAGAACATCCAATCTCTAAAATCTTTTTACCGAGAACATTTTTTGATGCCCATTCATATCGCGTTTTTTCTCTAGGGAAAACATTATCACCATTCAAAAATATTGCTCTCTCATAATTATTTGAGAGTTTCCATTTATACCATTCTCTATTATATTTTCTGCCGAGTCGTAAAAGATTATTATCAAATATTTTTTGCCATTCTGGAACAAGAGTTTTGTCAAATACAGTACCTTCACCCCTGTGGTATAATGGAAATACTCCAACATATAGTTTTGCTTCTTCATTCCATTTCATTGATGTAGATTGTATCACTTCAAATCCAGCATTTTCAGCCTCAATACAGAACTCTGTGTCTTCACTACCCCCAACATCATAATCTTCGTTTAGTAGTCCAATAGCATCAAAAACTTTGCGGCCAATCATGACACAGAAAAATACTGCAAAATCTCTTTCTGTAATCTTAGAATAATTTTTTAAAACACATGAAATACCACATCTATCATTTTTAACAAATGAATCATTTAACAAATTCAACCAAGTGTTTTTTTGTTGAGATAATAAAATAACATCATTATTCAGCAAAACAATTTTATCTGATGTTGTTAATTTTATGGCTTCATTACAAGCTTTTGAATAACCTAAAGGCAAATCACTCCAAATGTATTTGAAATTATTTTCAAATCCTAAAGCGTCAAATTGATTTTTTAAACCCTGTAAATACCACTTGGTATTATCTGTGCAACCATTGGCAGAAATGATTAATTCAACATCTGCCATATCAGTATATTTAAAGATAGACTCAATACACGGTTTCAACAAATCATCACAATGATTATAAGTGGGTATCACAATACTATATTTCATTACAACTCCAAAAATTATATAATTTTTTTCTTCAATTCATCTATTTGTTTTTGTAGGTCTTTAATCGCCTCAATTAAAAATGCGATTAGGGGTGTGTAAACAACTGACTTAGATTTGTTTGTGTTTGTTTTTACAAGTTCTGGTAACACTTTTTCAAGTTGTTGTGCAATCACACCATAAGATTTTTCATTAGTACCAGTCCATTCAAAAGAAACACCTTCAATTTTACTGATTGTGTTAATTGCATCACCAATAATACTTATGTTCGTTTTAAACTTCGCGTCCGATGTTGAATAGAAGTTGTTTGCATAAACATCGGCATTTGAGTCTCTTTGTACTATAGTATTTGGTGTGGCAGCAGTTACACCAGTTGCAGAACCACCGGCCGAGGTAATTGTGATTGTATTGGATACTGCATTACCGGTTAACGTTATATTTTCTCCAGCAACAAGATTTAATACGGTATTGACACTTGTTGCAACAACTTCAGTTACACCATCGACAAAAATTGTTGAGAATGAATTTCCAGATGGCGGAACATCAGTCCAGAAAAGAGTATTTGCGGTCGTGCTTAAAAACTTACCATCGTTTCCAGCTTGACTTGGTATTTCTGCTGGTCCTGTATATGCGTAAACTTCCCATGTAGTGCCATCATAAACAAAATCAACAATGATTCCTTTGATATCAAGAATCAAGTTTTCTGTTAAACCTTCAATCGTTGAACCGTTTCTCGCAACGGTAAGATTGTTTGTAGACCAATCTTCACCATCAGCTATAGAAACTGAAAATCCTACAGATGGTGTCGCTGGTAGTGTAATTGTGAACGATCCGCCTTGTGTGTTCGCAATTAATTTGTCACCATCCGCCGCGGTGTAATTACTCGTCTTACTCACCCACGATGTTGATGAGCCGGCTGCACCTGAGAAACCAGAATATCCAGAAGTTCCTGAAAAACCTGATGTACCAGATGCACCTGAGAATCCTGATGTACCAGATGCACCTGAGAATCCAGAAGTTCCATTTTGACCAGAGAATCCAGAAGTTCCATTTTGACCAGAGAATCCAGAAGTTCCGGAAAATCCAGAAGTACCGGATCCAGAGTAACCTGATGTACCAGATGCACCTGAGAATCCTGATGTACCAGATGCACCTGAGAATCCTGATGTACCAGATGCACCTGAGAATCCTGATGCACCAGATGCACCAGAAAAGCCGGATCTACCAGAAAACCCTGATGTACCAGATGCACCTGAGAATCCAGAAGTTCCATTTTGTCCAGAGAATCCAGAAGTTCCATTTTGACCAGAGAATCCAGAAGT